TGCTGACGTTGTTGCCACAACAATAGTCTGATCATCGTAGTACGCTGCATTTGCCGCATCGACGACACGAATCACCCCAGTTGCTGTGACATGTGCTGCTTCAGGTGTCCACGAATACGCACCGTCGTTTGCAGTGCCTGAAGCAATCGTGATCGGAAAAGTTCCGCCGTTGTCTTTGCTCAACTGAATGTTGACCGTCGAGCTGATTCCTACCGAGGTCCAGCCAATTGCGGAAGCAGTGCCGACTAAAGCGACTGACGACGTGCCCACAGTCACCGCTGTGAGCGATGGGAAGAACGCCGTGATGATTGCGTCGGCCCACAATGCACCAGCGTTATCGACTGTCGTATTACTGGTGAAATGGTAGGCATCGTCCGAGCCGATCGCTGAAAAGTCCGGCCCGAGCAGGACGTTGGAATTATTCCCGACTGCTTCCGTTACTGCATCGCGGATTTTCTGCTCATCAACGTTTGGAATGCCGCTGCTGTTTTGCAGCAGGCACGACATGAGCTTGATACCACGATCGGCCTGCAGGTCATTGGCGATTGAGTCGAGATGTCCGTTGTAAGTCGCTTGACTCATGAACGCCAGAGCGTCCGTTTCGCCCTGCCACCATAGGACGCACTTCACGCCGCCGATCGCGTTGATGTGGAAGTTCAGGGAACCATACAACGTCGAGCGATCCAAATGATTCGCACCAGATGTGAACGACGTGATGCCGGTTCCACCCTTAGCCACGATCAGGATGCCGATCGGCACACCCAAATCGGCCATCAGGTCTGTCGCCATTTTGTGGCACCAGTGACCGCCAGCACCACCGGAATCAGTCGCGACAGAATCCAAGTACCACGAATCAGAATCTGCGGGATCTGTCAATTCCTGCCAGCCGTTGCCGGTGTATTGTACCGATCGGAACGAGCCAGAGTATGTCCTGTTTGACGTACCACGCCCGCTGGCATTGCTCTGCCCATAAATCGCGTAGATATCGCCCACGGTCACGTAACTGGCTGAATCTGTCACGCTGGTTGCATTCGTCAAACGAACTTCCAGCGTTCCTTGGCCTGTTGCCAGTGTCACCGCTTGCGAAAACGTGCCGCCGGTCGGTGAGGCCACAAGCGTTGCCCATGCACCGCCTGCCCAGCGGTATTGAATACCTCCACCGGCTACAGCGTTTGAATACGTTCCTGTTAGCGTAAACGAAGCGTTTCCGCTCCCGTCCCGCTGCTTCATTTGGTTATCGACAGGTGACGTCAGGCTAATCGTATCAGCAGGCGTCGACCCTTCCTGATACGCTCCAATTGACCACGCGAGACCGGACGTATCACGGTCAAACGCCTTCAGGTCAGTCTGAACACCTGATGGCGTTGTTCCGAGGTCTAAACCAGTCTGGTAAATTGATGCTGTGTTCTTCGGCCTGAAATCGTTTGTGCCGGAATCAGCGAATGTATCGGCCTCGACAATCGACGTGATTGCCCCGGTGCCGGTTGCCGTCGTGTCGGTCGTGGCGTTATACCCGCGAGTGGCTGCTGCACTCCCCCCAATGCAGTTTTTTGTGCCGCTGGTTGTGTTTCCGACTTTTACGATTACGTTATTTTGATTGGTGAACGATGTTCCGACGGACTGGATGCCGCCGCACGTGCCGCTGCCAGAGCAGTCGATGTCGTAGATTGTGTTGTTGTACAACCGCCTGGTGACTGCACCAGTGCCCGCACTGATCCAAATGCCGTACGCACCCGCTGTGCTTTGCGACTTCCAGTTTGAGATCAGGTTGTTGTGGACATCGGTAGCCGTGCCTGTTACCCGAACTCCGGGACAGTCCGCCGCTGTTGGTTGCCCGTTGTTGTAGATCAGGTTATTCCGCACCGTGTGCGTTCCACCAGTGGCAACAGTTTGCAGATACACACCGCTGTTGTACTTGCCGCCGTTTGTCGTGATCTCTAGCCATTCGATCGTCGCCGGCACCGGATTCGTGCTCATGCTGATGTGCACGATATGGCCGCTGGTTCCTGTCGTGGGTGCTAATCCTCCACCAGTGCCCGGTGTGCCGTTGTGCCGCACTCCGACTGCAGTTGTCAGTCTCACCGAAGCGTAGTTTGTCGGATTTGCCGTCAAAGCGAACGTGGAAGCGAACCGCGTAGCGTCACCGATTTCAAATACGATATCGTCGGCTGCAGACGCACCGGATATCGTTCCGGCGTTCCAAGCCGTAGCAGCAGCTGCTGGCGTAGCGTAATCACCGCCGGATGCTTTGATCGTTTTTGTTATTGTTGCCACGTAAGTGAGATCCAGATACGCAACATCAATATAAACTTCTGCATCTGGGCTAAATCCACTGTAGGTCAACTCAAAGGCTGGCGCTGAACCGGATAACTGCCCATAAGATCCGGATATTGTGCAGCTTGCCCATGTGTAGGTGCTGCCACCAGGTTGATTGATTACCGTTCCGCTATACCACGTTCCATTCAACCGAATTCGGCAACCGGTGATTGATCCGTCACCGGTCCCATCGATTTTCATGTACAACCACAGTTTTGCACTCGTCAGCGTTCCGCTTTGCGTCGGCGCTGCACATCCCCATTGCTGCGTCGCACTGTCAGTGCCATTTCGATAGACGATGTCACTCCCCGTCCCTGCAGACGGCTGTATGACCACGTCATCAAATCCAATATAGGACGCTGAAGCGCCCCAACTGGATGTGATATCTGAATTTGGTCTAACTAACTCTACGGCCATTTACTGAGCCCTATCGTGACACCGTGCTTTGCGGGTAAGCGTTCCAAGACGGTTGCTTCAACTGCTGGTCCTTAGCCGCACACATCATCGCCAGATTGCTGCCCAGTGCGACTTGAAGAAACCAGGCTGCAAGGCGTAGCGTAATCACCGCCGGATGCTTTGATCGTTTTTGTTATTGTTGCCATGTATCAGCGGCCTGTTTGCGTTACTGAGGATGGATAAGCATTCCACGAGGGCCCGACACTTCCGGTTGCTGGCGAAGCATCAGCTTTCTTCTCGTAAAGTACTGCACTGCACATCAACGCACTGAACAACGCCAGCAACCCCGCCAGTTGCAAGTGCTGTTTTGCTTCCCGCAGATTGCGACTGACCGCATCCTGATAAGCGGTCATTGTCAGAACTACGATGAACACAGCGTTGACCCACATCAGCACAGCAGCAAATGCACTCGACATTATTTGATTCCCCATACAACAGCCCCGATTGCTAAGGCGACTGTCGTGATTATTAGACTGATGCCCACATAAGGCATGATCGTCCGCATGTTTTCCCGGCTGAGCGTGGCACGAAGCGGCCCGATCGTTACCGTTTCCTGTTCTTCGTCTTTTTTCTCATCGGTCATTTTTTCGTGTCCGGTCTCCGGGATGTTGTTCGATTGAAGTCCGGAACGTTCCTTGCCTGCGGTATTGTCTTGCCGGACTCCGCAGGCTTTTTTTATTTCCACCGTACCATTAGACAGAGATCACCTCCCCTCTATGGTTCCTGAGTTTGCTCCCAAAGCCAGCGAGCGATTTCGAGAGCTAACGTTTTCCAGATCAATGACAGAATCAGCCATCCAATCGGCAAGGCCATTCGCACTGCCTCATCCCGCGTTTTAGGCGGATTGTCCGAAAGCATTGCACGAAAAAACCTGTCTGCAACATCGTTAACGAGCCTGCGTTTTCGTTCCCGGTTCCTTCTATCACGCTCACCCATCGCCATCGCATGACAGCCGAAATGCCGTTCAGCGTCTTCGGTGATTTGCCTGATTTCTCTGTGCAGAAATGCTGCGGTCATTATTGCAACCTCACAGTCAGGTCCGGAGCACCCGAAAGCAGTAGCGTGACCGATTGTGCGGCAGAGTCGTACTGAATGCCTCGTAAGGCTGCAGTCCATTTCGCCCGCCATTTCGTCAGCGTGATTTTTGCCGGTGGATTTAGCGTGATTGTCTTTGCTGTGTCGCTGATGGTCCGGGTCGATGCAGACCACTCGAAAGCAATGCCAGCCGTTTCATTCGCATATCGGCCCGTTTCAAATATTGTGAATACCGCAGCCGTCGCAGCGTCCGGTGTATCAATGTCGATATTGAGCAGTGCCCAAAATGGCTGCTGTGCTGCTTCGTCTGACAAGTGAACGACCAGAGCAGCGGCAACGGAATCAACCGTTACCGCTCCCCCGATCACTTCACACGTCACACACGTGCTTTCATCACGAAACGTTCTGAGCGTGTTGAACCATGTCAGCAGCGTCTCGTTAGACTTTGCACCGGGATAGCTTGCCGACCTGTCGTATGGAATCCATCGCGGCACACCGCCCATGCTTGCAGCCGTTTCAGCGTTCACTTTCTCGATCGCGTACAAATCGGAAGGAATCTTTTCCTGCGAAAGAATTCTTTCTTGCGTGATACACCCACCGCACACGAACGAGCCGTCCGACGTGTAGAGCGTTGCCACCGGCCCGGACTGCACAGGACGGCTAAAGGTGATCGACGGCTCAGGAACCGGCTCAATAAAATCAGAACCAGCGGGATCTGGAAGCCCGGAGGCAGGTTGCGGTGTGTCCTCCGGCTCAGGGTCAACCGCTGGTTCTGATTCGGAGGGTTCGTTAAATTTCGTGCGGATGGCCTGCAGTGCGATAGTGTTCGGGATTATTGGCTCATCCTCCACAAATACCGATGCGGCGCGAAGCTGCTGCTTCGCTTCTTCGATGCTGGCTTGCTGCGTTGCATCGACGCATCCCGTCAGCAGGATGATTGCAATGAGATAACGCATATCAGATCCTCAGAGACTTCTTCAGATCCGCCAGAGTGAACTCACGTGGCCTGACGTTTGGCATGTCAGAAACACCGACAAACACAGCCCAGCGACTGGTGAGCATTTGGCTGATTGCGTTTGGAGACCACTCAGCCCAGCCAGTATTCCCCCAGCCTTTGCCCCACGAATTCATCATCCAGCAGTACGGCCTGCCTTGTGAGTCTTTGCGATCCGACAGCGAATACAGGCTGATGGCATGTCCGCCACCCTGAGCCCCGCTGTAGTTGTTGACCACCGCAGCATCGACGCTTGAATTCCATGTGATCCCGAGATGCACCGCACCCTGTCCAGATCCAAGAAACGTGCGAATGCCGTCGTAACTGGTCAGCTTGTAGGATTTGCCAATCTTGTATGTTGCTGCGTCTTTTCGCAGTTCCTCTATCGGTCGTGGCCGCGTTGGCTCGTATCGCCCGGAATAAGGCCAGAGTTCTTCACGGCAGATACCGAATTCCGTCGCCAGTCGAATGCCGCCTTCAATCGTGCTTCCACGGTCTCCGCTGATCTGGTCAAGTCGCTGCGTCTCGTAGTAACCGTACGCGCGGCTCAGCTGTAGGTCTTCATCGCGTGTTGCGATGACGTAACACCACTCGCATGACGAACTGATTGAATGCCCCTGACAACTTCCGACGGAGCCCTGATTTTCAACGCGGAGAACTGACCGAGGATCTACGCTGACTTCGTTGTAAGTGCCACGCATGGCAAGCACTGGATCTTCCGCCGGCAAGGCAGCAAGCACGTCAAAGCGTTCCAGATCGATGCGCCAGCCGCCTGTGTGGTGTTCGTTCACGGCTTCACCTCCAGTTTCGCAGCCAGTTCGCTTTCGGTGTTCGTCGCAATGGCTTCTGCAACAACGTCCGTATAGGCTCCGAAATCATCAGCTCGATTGCGGAAACGCTGCTTATTGAACCACTCGCCAGCAAGACGCCTGCCATCGTCTGTCGTACCGTCGAACGGCTGCTGTGCGAGTTCTCGCAGAACTGCAACCTGAGTCTTTCGGTCAGCGTTGTAGGCAGTCGTTAAGACATCCTTGACAACTGGTGCCGGTGGTTCTGGGTCTGGTGTCGGTGCCGCGTCTCGGTTAAAAAACCAAACGCCAGCCACTACCAGGATAAACAGCAGCAGCGGATTCGACTCCGGCTGCTCATTTGCTTTTGCTGCTGGCACTGGCCACCCCCTTGACCTCAGGTGCAACGCCAGCAGCCGTCGATATCAGCCCGAGAATCTGAGCTTTTAGAGCGGGATCGTTTGTTTTGCTCAGCAGGTCCGTCAGGATCGCGATGAACTCAGCTATCGTCAGTTCGTTCGGCGTGTCGTCCGGTGTTGCGGGTTTTCGCAGTATTCCGAGTTTCTGCAGGATGCTGATGATTGGCTGGAGTGCAGTCAGTATCGGCTTCAGCAGCGACTGAAACGGCGTGAGCAATGCAGCTCCGATGATTGCGACCGTCTGCCAGTTGAGGTTTGATAGATCGATTGAAAATCCTGCTTTGTCTTCAGCGGTGCAGCCTGTGAGACCGCAGAGAAAACCAGCGACGATGAGCCACAGATGCCATTTCATTGATCGAACCTTTTTCCGCCCGGAAATGAAAACCGGGCTTTTGGCGTTTGGTAACTCTCAAGAGCCTCGCCAGCATCGTTGCACCGCACACCCAGTGCCCGTAGTGTTCTGGTTTCAGACCAGCCCTCACGGATCTTTTCGGCGCGTGCGTAGATGATTGCAGTGTTGAGTTCGAAGTCGGCTTGAGCGGGACGCATTGCAGGAACCGGCATCAATGCCAGTTCAGCGTCTATTCGCGTTGTCGTCTCACGATTGCGGTCGACAAACATTGTGGCGCATCCCGAACGCGGTCACACCGTGCGAAGCTGGCACGGGACAGGCGTATTGGGACTTGCAGCATCGCAGATTTTTGGAAGTTGTCAACCGTTTTTTGTTTGTACACTAGTTTTAGGTCAAGAGTCAGTGACACTCGATCTAAGAAGAAAAACTAAGAGAGAGACAACATAGCAGCAAACGAGTGACACACGATAATAATTCCCTCTCCTCTCTCTCTCTCTCTCACCCTTATAGGAAAATTCCCTTTGTTTTTTAATGCGCGAAACTACCTATAATGCCTATTGTGTGTAGTCGAGTGTCAGTGACACTCGAAGTGACACTCGACCATTTTTAGTGACACTCGATCGTGTCAATCACCCAAAAAACGAAAGAAACCTGCTTAAATGAACAGGTGTCTTTTGTTTTTGATGTCGAGTGGCACCGAGTGTCACTAACTGGATGTAATCTTCCTGTACACTACTTTTGTATGTCCTCCGGTCATTGGTTTTATCCGTTCAATTTGGATCATACCGAGTTTTTCCAGAACGTTTGCAGATGCCTGAAACTGAGCTGCCGTGAACTTTTGACATGCTCGATAAAGTTTCCGGGCTTCGATTGATTCATTATCCCGTAGAACCTTCAAAATCTTATCCATCGCCGCTGCCTGCTGATTATCAACGACATCTTCCAGCAGCAGGTTACAACTTGTCCGAGTCAGGAAATTCGACAGCAGAACGGCCCATTCGATATCCTGCTTTTCAATTTTGATCAGCCCCCATTCGGTGGTGCTGGGATCTTCCCGCAGCCTGGCTGCCCGGTGAACCATTGCCAGCTTCATCGTTCTGGCTGCCGTCCGGCACCAGACACCGGCACGCAGTTCGCCTTCTGAATCCATCTTGTCCCGGATCTTTCCGCTGTGATCCGTCCATCGCTCGAATGCTTCCGCTGTCATCTGCAGCAATGCAGGATCCGGACCTTCCGCAATATTTCCGGGTTTCGGATCCCATTGAATCCACCGCTTGACCTGATCGACCAGAATTTCAGAAGGCGGTTCCTGCGGACTGATCACCATTTTCGGGCGGTCCTGACAGACGAAAAACGCCAGCCGTCCGAACAGACCATCATCAACCTGATCGGCTGTGATTGACGAAAAAACCTTCGGTGTCGTCAATCCCAGAACGCACAGATGCGGCTGAAGCGTCTTGTTTTTTGCACCTGCTGAGTGAGCTGCGCCGCCGTAGTTCGTCGACGCCTTGCCGTAGAGTTTCAGTAAATGGGTGGCAATCTGTTTCAGGTGCTGGTTCGATCGCTTGTCGAGCAATGACTCGAGAGTTTTCCCGAATTCGTCGCACACCCAGATTCCGCAAGGCTTAACATTGATCATCGACAGCAGCCCATTCCCGGATTGCACGTCCGGTGGATGCGTCAAATCGAATCCAGTGGCCGCGAATAGTTTCTGGATGGTTGCCTCGCATGCTTCCTTTCCGGATCCTGTCGGAGCCATTACGACATTGTAGTCATTGGTCCGCAAATCGGTTTGAGACGTGATCCGTCGGCCAAAGATCGTTTCACAGAAACTCAGTGCCGTTGCCATCCCCATGACCGGAGACGGAAACTGGCTGACTACCTTGTAATACTCGTAAACCCACCTGATCAGCCCATCCTGCGGCATGATGGCTTCATAGAATTCTGACGCATCCATCGAGTCATCCTGATCGTCAAAACAGGCAGGCAGTGGCAATTCCACCTGTTGTTTTCGACCGAGGACAACCTCTGGGACCAGCCCGAAGGCCGCTCTGACCGGATCGTCATTAAACTGAGTCGCGCACAGATAGGCAAATTTGTCGTATGACGATTCCGGTTTCAGACCCGGAACGGATGTACTGAAAACCCGCAGCGTCTTTGATCCTCCGAAGTTTACCGTCCCGCTGATGGATCCGCGTTTCTTCCCGGGACGCCACCAGTCCTGTGCTTCCTGACGATTTCGGCAGAACGTCCACCCATCCCGCATCAGGATTGATTCCCAGGTCGATTCCTGCTCAATCCAGTTCCGGGCCTTCGTCAACAGCGAGTCGCCGGACGTGTACCGAGGATCGACGGTTGCGGCTTTGGCAACCCGTTTTTCCTGCGTTTGCTTCATGTTCATGAACTGGCGAAAAACCAGTTCCGGAAGCGGTGCGACGTCGCATTCCCACGGCGGAATGATCCATTCGTATTTTGCTCCGCTTTCATGGATTGACGGCGGGATCACGCTCTGAGCTGCGTTCTGGCCGAAACGGAATTCGACACCCATCATTCCAAACTTCGCGCCTTCCAGTTCGAACCGATCTTCCCACTGGAACAGTCGGTGAACGGATTTTGCTGAACGGTATGTTGGCGTTCTGGGATGGCCGCAGTCCTCCATCCAAGCTTCGACCAGCATTTCCCCGTTGTCGTCATCGAACTCCAGATCAATCACACCAGATTTCGACCCGAGCAACAGCCCGACATTACAGCCTTCCGGCCATTCAGCGATGACTGCGGGATCGTTGGTGCATTTTGACGGCCAGTCTTTGCCGAGGATTGAGCCGGGGTTTTTGGATCCGCTGTCCATCGGACAAAGGAACCAGCCGGTTGCGAGTAGGTTTTTATCAATCATTCACGTCTCTCCTTGCAAGATTTGCTTCAGGAGTCGTGAGCCGTAAAATGGCGTTGTTTCTATGGAATTCAACCCAATTCAAGCGAAGCTGATCACTGGTGAAAACTGGAAATATCTCACCATCAACAGAGTCGTCGGAAACCGATGCCTCAATATCGATATCGTTTAACTGAATGAACCTCTTCAGTATTGAATCGAACGTCGCGACATGATCGACATGGCATCGCTCAAAATCCAATTCCGCTCCAGTGATGCCGCACCGCGGCCGATCGATGCTCAGAAATTGCGCGGTCTTGAAAACAACAATCTGTTCTCGGATTGCGTTTCTTGCAGCCCGGCAAAAATCGGCATATTTGCTATTTTTCCTACCTGATAAACATGAGCGAAAACTGAAGTCAGTTTCAGTGTTATCACTCCTGATCAGGTAAAACGTGTTTTGACATGCGAATGCCGGATTCTGTCTGATTTCGAATCGGTTGATTCCACAGCCGATTTTCTTTTCCGCTTCCGGATGTCGTGAAATCAGGTCTTGCAGAAATACAAAACCAGACCCATCTGATATCTGCACTACAGGGCACGCATCTTTTAACCAGGTACCAATGCACCTGTGAGCTTCTTTTTTTGAGGCGAATTCAATTCCGCCAACCGTGTATTTCATCTCGCTCCGTCTCCCCTATATTCAAAACGGGACTTCATCCCCAAAGTCATTCACCAGCGTTTCCGCATGCTCTGGCTGCGTTTCTTCCAGCCACTCTTCCGGCATCTCGTCCACGAATTCCACGCTCTTGATTCGTGTGTACTTGCCATCCTTGACCGTCGTGATGCGTGACGGCATCCGGCAGGCTCCACGGTCCAGCAGGTCAATCGCTTCCGCGATCGTTTCAGGAACCTCGCTCAGTGAATGCTGTTCCCACCACAGGCAGGCTTTCACACGTGCGAAGTTCTGGTGCTCGAGACACACCCATTCAGAAACGTGTTTCGCTGTCAGGTTGCCGCTGGGAACGTCAACCGGCTGGCACTCGTAATCAATCCGCAGCGTCGGCGGTGCTTCCGGATCGTTTTTCTTGTAGTGCGTTCCCCACTTACAGCCCTCGACGATCCACGTTTCCGGCGGGACTTCACCCGTCAATTGTGACTCGGTGTCTGCGTTAGCCTGATGTCTTCCCGGGAATCGAAACCCGCATTCCGGGCACTCCGGTTCACCGGCTGGCACGTCGAGTTTGCAGTTCAGGCATTCTCGCCCGCGTCCGTTGCGTTCCTGTGGCTGTGCAGATCCCGGCTTTGAGCTTCTGGCCCGCCCGTAATCCCGATCGTCCAGTGATCCGTGCCGCTCGATGTTCCCGCCGAAGTCCAGAATCAGTGCGTTCTGTTTGCTGTCATGCTTTCGCAGTCCTCGCCCGACCATCTGAGCAAACAGCCCAGGGCTCATCGTCGCCCGGAGGATCGCAATTGCGTCGATGCACGGCGCGTCGAATCCAGTCGTCAGGACGTCACAGTTGACCAGCCATCGCAGGTCACCATCGCGAAACCGCTTTAACGCTGTGGCACGTTCCATCGGAAACGAGTCGCCGGTAACTACGCCAACGTCCTCGCCCGTCAGTGTTCGCAGGAAATCTGCGACATTCTCCGCATGAAGAACACCGGAACAAAAAACCAGAATTGACTTTCGGTCGTGACACTTTTCAGCGATCTCCTGACACGCTGTCAGCACCGTGTCATCACCACCGAAAATCCGTTGCAGATCGGATTCAACGAACTCACCGCCGCGCAGTTTCGCTGAGCTGGTGTCGATTTGCTGATCAGACGGCTTATTTGTGATCTCGCAAAGAAAACCTTCTTTGATCAGATCACCGGTAAACGCTTCAAAACACCGATTCTGAAACAGTTTCTTTTTGCCACAGATCGGGCCTTCACCGGTCCGATATGGGGTAGCCGTGAGCCCTACCACTCGCGCCGTCGGATTCAATGCAATCACGTCAGCGATAAACTGCCCGTACATCGTTTCATCACTGGACGAAACTAAATGAGCCTCGTCGATTATGATGAGTTGTCGTTCGCCGATTTGTTCAGCCTGCCGGTACACGGACTGGATGCCAGCACACAGAATCGGCTGCTGAGTCTGTTTCGAGTTGAGCCCGGCTGAATAGATTCCGACCGGGATCTCTGGCAGCAAAATCCGGATCTTTTCGGCGTTCTGTTGAATCAACTCTTTTCGGTGCTGCAGGACGATCACCTGCGCACCGAATTCGATAGCCTGTTTCGCCAGCATGGCAATTACCAGCGATTTGCCCGCCCCGGTCGGCAAGACGATTAATGGGTTCCCCGGCTGAGTCGCGAGGTAATGCCATGCCGCGTCATTGGCTGCGGTTTGATACCAGCGGGGATTCATTATTCAACCTCCGCAAACAGAGTCCGCTGCGATGTGCTTTCATGCTGCCGTACTGCCTGTGCCAGATTCTTCAACGCCTGCGTGTGATATTCCGGCTTCAGTTCACATCCATAGAACCGCCGCTGATCCGGGATACTTCTTCCGGTCTTTGGCGACTTGCCGCCAAGACTCATAAACCCTTCTGACCCAATGCCCGTAAACGGCGAAAACACGATCTCGCCCGGATTTGAGTACAACAGCACACACCTCCGAATGACTTCCAACTGCAGCGGGCAAATGTGCTTCGTGTCTTCTTCAGACTTCGCTGCTGCAGTGTTCAGCGTGTCGGTTTCTTGCACGTCATCCCAGCATCCTTCAGCCCACTTGATCCAGTCGTTTCGGCTGACCTGATTTTTCGCGTTGATCGGGACTGCGTTTTCACCGGGCTTCCGAAACTTGATTAGATAATCCTGCAGCGTTCCGCGTTGCTTCGAGCGATCTGATTCCAAACCAGCAAACTGAAGTTCCCGCGATCGAGTCCGAATAGCTTGTGCTTGCGGATTCTTTCTGACGCTCCAATCGTATTCATAAATCAAGCCAGCCCGTTCACCGAGCCGAATATTAGTTCCGCGAAAGTCGCACAAACCGATTCCACCGCTCCGCTTCATTCGTGGAATCTGGCAGACGTGGACTATGGCTGCGCGTCCGGGTTTCAGAACTCGCATCAATCCAGCAAACAGAAACGACAGGTGAACAGTCGCCTCTCCACTCATTGAATCCACGTTACCGATATCAGATTCTGAATCGGTGTATGCGTACAGCGATGGAAACGGTGGACTGAACACGGCGAAGTCAACTACATCCTCTGGCATGTCTTGCAACATGTGCGGAATGCAGTCGCCGTGGTGAACGTGGAACTGCTCTGAATCATCGAATACATGCATGACCGACCTCCCTGAATAACTGCTCTTGTTCTTTGGTGTCTGATTCAACGCGATCAGCTTTTCGCAGAACGTTGTCAACAAATGGAATTTCCAGTTCTGTCACTGGAATATGGACGTTCAATGGACGTGTTGACCCGATACGGTTTGACCGCTTGACGGCCTGATAGAATTCTTCGTATGAGTCTTTCAGACCTGAAAACACCTGCCGAGTACACACCTGTAGATTTAACCCGAACCCGAGGATGCGCGGTTTACTGATAAGCACTTTCACGTCGCCACGTTTAAATGCGTCAATGTGCTCCAGTCGTTTCGCTTCCGGTGTTTCTCCTTTAATGCTGACCGCTTCCGGAAATGTATCTTCCATCAACTCCTGCTCGTCGTTGTAGTTGCACCAGATGATGGTTGATTCCCCCGGCCAACTGTCGACCATTGATCTGATGTGCGATGGTTTGTTGGTCGGCATTCCTCCTTTACCTTTGGCAATCTGTGACAACTTCCCGCGTTCACCGATGCCGCCGATCTCATTAGTTATCAATGATCCGGTCAGTGACTGCGCCGCCTTCCGTTGCTCTGGTGTCAGTTCAATGTGGTCAATATGAATGTGAATCGGTGGTGTTGTTCCGACGTTGTCGCACCATCCATAGGTTGCCGGATTCGTCAGGAAAATTGACCAGTCAGCCAGAGACCGATAGAACGGTTTCAGGGCATGTGGTTTCAGTTCCCAGCGGTTCTGAGTCTCACCACGATTGATGAAATACGTGGCGAGAAACTCGTTCACTGTTCGGCAGCGATCCAGAAACACGGCGTGATTCGCGAACTCAATCCGATCGTTCGGAGCTGGTGTGCCAGTCGCACACAACTTCCATTTCAGCCCTCGCCCGAGTTCAATCAAGCGGTTGCCGTATTCACCGTAGTGAGACTTCAGCATTGAAGACTCATCGAGAATCAGCCCGGCCAGATTGCCAGGTATCAGTCCTTCCCGAATCGCTTCGTAATTGGTGACCGCAATCTGAGTGTTCAGGCTGTCGTTTGATTCCAGCCAGTTCTGTAAGTCAAACGCTCGGACCTGACCAATATCGAACCGTTCACCGTACCAGCGAAATGCTTCCTGCAATGTCTGCGACACAACCATCAACGGGGATACGATCAGGATTTTTCCGCCGTTGCAGTTCTTTGCAGCATGCCGAGCAAACTCCAGAAGCATCAGCGTTTTACCGAGTCCACAATCTGCAAAGATTGCATACTTCCGTTTCTTCAATGCCAGAGAAACGATATCACGCTGATAATCAAACATCCCTTCTTTCGGCTCGTATTGAGTATCGTCAGACTCAGCATCTGCTACACCAAACGCAGCAGCATATTCATCAGATATCTCTGCTGCGTTTCCGACGAACCGATACACCGGGCATCGCCGGACCTTCAGGAATGTTTCGTAGTCAGTGATTGAGGACGTGTTAAATCGGATTCTCATCGCGTATTCCTCACTGCCTTAACAATCTCGCTGACAGCCCCCTGAATTTCCATCAACGCCGTTTCATCCCAATACGGATTTCCAATCCGTGCCAGTTCGTCACGTGCATCAGTGAGCAGTGCTTCGCCAAATGCTTCGGCCTTCTCGATCTCCGGCTTAAGTGCTTCGGCACATCGCTGGTCAGCCGCCCGGCGCTCGGCTTCACGTGCTTCAATTTCGCGCCGTTCGTTCTCCGCTCGCAGTCGCTGCAATTCTTCACGATCTTTCCGGAGTTGTTCTTCTTCGGCTTTTCGTTCTGCGGCTTTCTGAGTTTCCGCTGTCAGCAGTGCCTCGAAAAATCCGTCATCCATCACGTCCAGTGCGTTCAGATCGACGCCAGCAACACCGATGGCAGCCAGTCGATTAAGGCGACTTTGCAGCCGTTCACGTTTCTCATTTTCCTTCTGCTGCTTTTCTTTCAGCCGTTCGGCTTCGTAGTTGTCCTCCTCTGCCGACAGCCTGCCTTCAATTGGCTCCAGTTCAGCAATCAGCCGTTTCGCTTCAGCGTTAATCGCCCGCTGGTACTTCAGGGCTCCTTCGTTCAAATCTTTCCGTCGCTTGTCGATCTCCAGTCGCAGCCGCTTCACAGTCTTGCGTGCTTCGGTGACGGCCTTGATGCCGACCGTTGCCACGGTCAACTGGCCAAACTCACGGACCTGAGCAATTGCCAGTTCGTCCGGTCGAAACTCTGCCAGCGTCGATACAATCAGAGCGTCGACTGGTGCCGGTGTCTCTTCAATAATCATCTGAGAAATCCTTTCATAAGGTTCACACGTTCAACAAAAGCAATCACTTGTTTATCAACGTCAAATTTAGTCCAGATACCGAAGTACTGATTCCACAACTCATGTTCCAAATCACCCTGTTTTGTGTCCGCGATCTCAACAACGGATTCAATCACTAGGATGCCTAGTTTTTCCTGCAGCAATGCGTCACAGAAAATCTGAAAACGGCACATGTCAGCGGTCTTGAATGGACGCGGCACGTCGCTGGTCAGGATCTCGTGTGCATCGTGGTAGAGTCCCCACAGTTGCACCTGTGGCGGCTCGTCTAGCAACCGTTCAAATACTTCAAGCGAATGAGCCAGAACGCTGGCTGTCGGGTGCTGTCCGCCAAAACGGCCAATCCGTGAAAGGCACTCAGCCACCCACTGCGGATCTTCAACACACCTGTCAGACCACTCTTCAGAGTCTGATATGTAGTTCGACCACTTACGCACGTTGCAGTCCTTCCATGAGTCGATAAAAAATGCCCGGCAGTGCGAGCTGTAGACAGACACTGCCGAGCACCGGAGGCGACACACCACCGGGTTTCACTTCTTCGCAAACGGATTCGCCGGACTCCCAGACGTAGTCTGAGCAGGCTGCGAAAACGCTTCAGTCATCATGTTGGTCTGCTGCTGTGCGTTTGACTCGGAACGGGACTTGTACCCCTTGATTTCGTTCCGAGGGTTTCCGTTCTGGTCTTTGCCGATCGCAACCCGAATGTTGAGCGGTCGATTGTGCAACTCCGCAGAATCGTTCGGATCTGGCAAGCCGCACGCAACACACAACGCCTTCAACTGCCCTCGCCCGATCTGCTGTGCCTGCGATGATTTGTTGATGATGTTCAAACCATCAAACAAAGTCCGGTTCTGGTATGGACCGTTGAGAATCTGAAACTTCAGTTCCAGCCGTGCGCCGGTTCCATCCTTCGTAGGCTTCTTCTCGCTGTGAACCAGAATAGCCGGGTATTCACCTGCTGGAATCGGTTCAAATGAACCGCCCGCCTGTGTGTTTTTCAAATCCAAATCTGTCAAACTCGCCATGGTCAATCACCCTGCTTTCTTCGTTAAGGTTGCTTCTTCACTGCTCTTCGGAAAATACTTCGCGTAATCAGCCCAGCTGAACGGGATCTCTGCTGGCATGTCCTGCAGCCGATTCTTTGCCAGGCATGCTGCCGTTTCCTGCGTTCGGATGTATCGCTCGCTATTGCTCACAGCGATGTTTCGTTCCTTCGAGAACCCAAGATCCTCTTTCCGGACAAACACGCGATACGATGCGAAGAGCACTTCATCGCACCATTCCTGGAGCATGGCAGACGCTGATTTGTGCAGTGCAGGCTGATACCGGTCGTAGGAATCAACCTCTGGATCTGAATGCTTTACGATGGCTGAATGAGCCAGCAGAATGATCTGCATTCCCTTCTCTTTGCGCAGCCAGTCGAGCTTAAACACGAAGTCATCCCAGTATTTCAGGGCAGCTTCGTAACCCTTACCGAACCCGATTTCAGAAATAGAATCCTTGCCGGCATCACGTGCGACCTGTGCGTGAAGCAACCCTTCAAGCCAGTCGATTGAGTCGACGGCAATTGTTCTGAAGTCATGCTTCTCGTTCGCCAGATCAATCAGGATTTGATTGACCGATTCCATCGCTGTCAGGTGTTCAGTCCGCTGACAGTCAATGTCGTCGAGTCCGTCCTCCAGATTCAGAATCAGGCAGTTCGGAGCCTGTGCAGCCCATGTGCTTTTACCGATGCCGTGAACGCCATACAGAAGCGTTCGTCGTGGTTTTGGTTTCTTACCCGTTACGATCTTCATACTTCCATTCCTTCCAGTTTGTAAATAAACACCTCAACACCACTTTTCGAATCACCATCTGCTATCTGCTTCTCGATTGTTCCGGAGCACACCTGACAATCGTCATGCCAGAAAATTCCTGTCAGTGCGTCAAGAACTGCTTTATCTAAATTGTCCCGATCCGGCTTTTTGATGTGCCAGATTTGCGGCATCGGTTTCGTTTTCCACTGCATTGATTTCGGTCGAGGGAACACGAACAGCAAATCAACACGAAATGGCCCTTCGATCTTTTTTCCGTGGTAATGTTGCCGAGCGACGAACTGCAGCGACCGCTTCCATTTGTGTATCCCGTTGTCTGGCGTGTAATGTCTGCCGCTGGCCGTTGACCGTGTACGAGGCTGAGCAATCGGCAAGCCTTCGACAAAGAATCGCCACTGCATTACCTCACGAAAAAATTGCTGCGTCATTTCGCGTCTTTCCGGTCGTCTTGCACTTCCGCCCGCAGCACAGTGACGTCTCTCGGAGCATGCACACCAACTCGAACACGCTCGCCTTTTATCTCCATGATCGTGATGACGATTCCACCATCGATCACGATCGATTCGCCAACCTTACGACCCAGAACAAGCATTGCAGTTCCCTTCGCTAATGACTTTGAGAAATCTGTGAGTAGCAGACATACTGACAGCGATCTGACCGCGTTTTCGCAGCACTGAAACGGCCACATTTGTGACTTCAGTTCCGTCCTCAAAACGCCACATGTCCGTTTTGCAGAAGTACGGCGCAAAGAATCTGCCACTGTTTCGCAGTCGCTGTTTGCAGACGTGGCCAGCTCGTAGCTTTCGCAGAACGGCATCTGCTCCGAGTCCTTTCACTTTTGACACAAGACTTCCTTTCTCTTTTTTAAGTTGTTCGAGTCGTGGCCGCCTTCCAATGGCATTTCAGAGCGTGTCACGGCTCACCACGATTCCGCTTCCGGGAGTCGAACCCGGCGCAGACCGTCAGCGGAAAAAACACTGGAAGCGGTCAATCAGAATCATTGATCCTGAGTCCCAAAACGCAGACCGCCTCCAGTGCGGAGCATGCGTTTATTCGCGGTCATTTCGCCGCAAGTTTTCGTCAGTAATTACCCAGCAGACGATGCCGCCGAGCACAGCGAAAAATATGGCTATGAATTCATTCATGGGGCACACTCCGTTATGAGCGTTGAGAAAACGCAGACCCGGACGCAGCAGTCGGACAGAGCCACTGGCCGGGATCTGCGAAGTGATGCACCGAAAACAATCCGGTGCATCGTGCTGTTTCAATTGCGGTGATACGCACCACAAGAACAAATGGACGCAGTACCAGCAGACTTAGGGTTCACAGTGCCACACGCAGGGCACTTCCAGGAGTCGCGCAGGCGACGAAGAAAAGCAAACATACACAACCTCCGACCAGCTTCAGCTGGACAAGTTGCGCCGCTGCAGCCGATTGCTCCGGCTGATGTGATCGCAAGGACCACAAGCGACAAGTCTCAAAACAAAAACCCGTTGAGCGTTTTGAAGCACTCAACGGGCGAAAAGATAGCGTTCTAAATTTCGAACGTCAATGTTGTGTCTGCAGATTTTTCGAAAAATCTGGAGTAATAATTTCAAAGGCATGCACGCCAAGAGCTTGCGCGATTTGTTCAACGCATGACAGACTCGGAGAATGATGGCCGTGAATCAGTCGACTCAAATAACTCCGGCGCATGCCGCATCGCTCAGCAAGATCCTGAATGGTCAGGTTTTCTGCTGCGAGCAAGGCTTTCACATTTGTAGAGAAGTCGTTCATAACGTTGGATTTTTGCATAGCTTTTACCACACGTCAACGTTCAACATATGAAACGGGCATCGGTTGTTCAAAATCGCGAGACTTGTCGTTAAGCGACCCACTGCATTACTGACAGCAGCAACCGATGTCCGAGACTGCGCACGATAGGATTTGAACCTACACGGGTGTTACCCCACTAGCTCCTGAAGCACCTTAGAACTAGGGGTAGGGGTAGCCTCTATTCAAGGCGACTGCAGTCGAATTCCTGGCCGGTGTGATGTGTCGTTTTGCGATTCATCGGGCGAGGAACACACACTTGGACGGAGTCTTCACACCGGTGGAGACACAAATGAAACTTTTCGCCTTTTCGCAGCAGTACGTTCAGTCGCGAGGACTACAGAAGACCCCGATCTATTCCGCCTCTCGCTTTGTGAAGCTCATCGCTGATATGGACGTCGGGCGGATCACAGAGAAACATCTCAGTGAGTTTCGTACGAAAGCATTGGCCGCTGGCCTGAGCCCTCACACGGTGAAGGGATCACTGAAAGACCTGCGAACGCTGATCAGGTCAACCGGTCGGCAAATTAAGGTTGAGCGGGTGAAGGTCCCGCAGCCAGATCCGCACCCAGTGCCACACGCTCACATTGATCTGATTTGGCCGTGCTTGTCGTTGTGGGCTCAGCAGTGGCTGGTGTTTGCCTTATGGACTGCTGCCAGGCTGGATGATGTCATTAGACTGCAGCAACAGTTGACCGCAACAACGTCGACGCTGGCACTGACGGCATCGAAGACAGGTCATCGCCACGAATGGCCAGTGCCGACATGGCTGCAAGGGTGGCTGAGTCCGCAGCGGTTACCCTATGGGAAAAGTTACGACTGGTCTGGGCATTTGGTCCGTCAGGCATTGCACGCAGCGTCGAAATGTTGTGGTATTCCTGACGTACTTCCGAACCATGTGAGAGACAGAGCACTGACGGAATGGTCACGAGCAGACCACACAGCGTGCGAGGTTTTGCACGGCCAATCGCTCGGGACACTGCGGCATTATCTGAGCCCACTGGGAATTCTGTCAGCGGCAGCTCCGCGAGTGAAACTGCCAGCGTGCTTCGGTGCGTCGACAGATTCGACGTCCAGATTGATCGACAGTTTCAATCGGCTCGATCCGAACGCGCAAAACCTTGTTGTCGACATGACGGAAAGATTTTCTAAAACACAACATTGACGTTCGATTTTTGGAACGTTACGATTCTCCACGTCACACCACGTCCATTGACGCTGAATATTGAAAACGCACTGTTCGCGGTTCCGGTTCAACGCTTTGTTCTGCCTCTCTTGTTCTGGCAAGTTTCTGAAAAATCTTTTCTGAAGCCGTATTTGTTGTATTGACAACAAATAGCAGGACGATAGAATTGGTGTCAGTGGCGAACGCAACACCAAACACGGGAGAGACGAACGATGAGCCGAACATTCACAGTAACCGTAAAAATTCCAAACCGCCCTTATTCAACAGAAACAATAACAGCATCACCATTGTGGTTTTCATGGGACGTTCGACAGAGATCAGAATACCTTGATAGTTTGTTCGGCCGCAACTGCTGGTCATGCCTGAGCCTGATGGTTGGACTGTCAAACCGGGACTTACAAAAAGCATTGATCGGACGATAATCGAAACAACTACCGGGGCTCACGCGAGCCCCGGTTTTTTCCGGAGCTGATGACATGAAACACACACGCAAGTGCTGGGAATGCGGGGATGTCGCAGAACACACCGACAGTATTGCTCCAGCTGTGTGTTGTGTGAAATGCGGTTCGCAGGACACCAGAAAGATGAAGCATTCAATTCACTGTGCAGGATATCGAGGACCGGGGCAGGGGTTCGATATCGGAAGCTGTGATTGCAGTTATACATTTGGTACTCGCGACACTGAGCTGCGACAAGCCTATGGTGATACTAAAAAGGAACGTGATGCGTGTGCTGATGCAATGGAGCAGGAGCACGTTCGCTGCAATGCACTTGAGGCTGCGTTGCGTTTGATCGTGCACTTTGCGAATACGGATGTCGCTAAAAATGCGTTGAATCCACGAATGGCCTGCAGGCGTTGCGGGGCGGCTGCTGAGTGTGACGTAGCCTTCGATCGGTACAACATTGGGACTGAACCAAAAGTAGACTGTTTGGCAACCAAATGAAACAGCTCACAGAGACATTTCACACGATTGAAAGCCGGTACAAAGTGTCAGCCGCTGAGTGGTCGATTTGGGCGCGGCATCCTTCGTGCGTGTGCCGAGACGCTGAATTGCTGGCGTATCAGGGGCGGCTGATCGAATCGATTGAAGAAGCTCAGCGGGCGTACATCCGTGAGCGTGGAAATATGCACGGGGTGGAGTTTCGGTGCGTCACAAACACGACGACCATCACAGTTTGCACAGGCACGATTGAGTAATGAAAAAGAAACCACAGCGAGGCCGCCCCGCAACGGAACGCGGAGCGTACAACCCACACCCGGCTCGTCAGTTCGGGCGGATCAGTGACGACGACTGGAACGAGCTGAAGGCCGCTGCGGATGCGGCTGGTCAGTCAATGGTGGAATGGTGCTTGCCGACGTTGTTGCGGAAGGCACGTCGAGAGTCGAAGGGCAGGAAGCCCGGAGCGTGAGCAGTGAACGCGAGGCAGGATGCCGGAATCAGTAGGCAGAACTTTGAATTATCCCCTCACATGATATCCCCCGCCGACCCCGCAAAAACGCGGGGTTGTTATTCGCCCGAGCGAATATCACTCGCAGAGTCAGGTACATGATAACGACGTGCGCGTGATACGGGCTGAATATCACTCGCGCAGGATAAACACAGCGAGCCGCTGCGATTGCTCGCGGCGGCTCTCCCGGTGCTGTGGTGTCGGCCTGCATGCCTCTACGACGGTCGGTGCTTTCTTACGGTGGACACAGCTCTTTCGATCGTCCAACCATATTTGATTCGCTGAGCAATCGTAGTCCTTGAGACTCCGCATGCTTTAGCCCATTGTGTGATGTTCCGCGATACTCCGTTGATCTCTATAACTGTGCCAGTTTTCACCCGTGTAGGTGCTCGCGGAGTTTTTCTTTGAACACGTCGCGAAAGATCATCACGTGATGTCCATCCACTGTCCAAACGATTTGTCAGCGTTCTACGACTAACACCAAATTCCTCTGCCCATTCTGATAGATTTTTCGTGACTCCTTCAATCGTAATAGAGCGGCAGTTGCTTCGATTCCTATTCTGTTGAGTCTTCGTTTCCCATCGACAATTTTCTTTGCAGTAACCTTTATTGTTATCGATTCGTCCGAGAGACATTCCTTCCGGCCTCGGTCCCATGTCACGCACAAAACACTCAAAAGAGAGCCATTCGCTACACACTGTCACACCTTTTGCCCCATATCTCTCATACGCCTGATCGGCATTGCTTAGGCATCGTTTTTTCATGCTTATCCATGTGCTGTATTCTCGCCTCACTATCGCTACTCCTGCCGATCGGGTAAAGATGTTTCGAAGGCTTTAATATACCAGCCAGATACACACGGTCCTAAAAGTTTTTATGAAATACTAAGGGACGGTCGGTGCTTTCAGAGTGGTGCAATTGTGATTATCTTAGGGAAATTTATGAACACTGTGCCATCAGGATCAAATCCACCGGACCCCGGAACAGGTGGCGCAGCTAATCCACCACCAGGAAAATATAACGCAGGTGATACAGGAGTCCCGCTGCTCTGCACTCTCCACTGTAAGCTAAACTCTGCCTCAGTGACTTTATCCCACGCATCTGCCTTCAATTCGTATGGAAAATCAGTAGGCACACCTCCGGGTGTTTCAGAACGAATATTCTGATACGGATAATAAAACGTATCAGTGTTTTTTCTGTACACACAAACGCCGGCATATGCTGAGGTTGCGAGTCCCGGTTTCACAAATACGATTCTCGGCACCTCATGAGCGAATTGTAACTGGACATAATCACCGCTCGCATTGTGTCGCAATAATTGGGTGCCGGATACATCACTTCGTTCATACTGCCACTCTGGAGCCTCGTCGTACTCAAACTCTAAATACAACGCATCCAGATAAACCTCAGAACTGCCGCTGGTTCCCGCGAAACTGATACCGAATCGCGGATTGCTGCTCATCGGTAAGCTATCGATGCCAGTCGATGGCGTCCTTTCCCATGTGTACCATGTAGGCGTTGTCGTCAATGGTAATGACACCCCGCTGATCGTTTGCTGGCTTCCATTTATCCGCGTGTAATATCCTGTGATCCGTGAATCCGCATCAGCAACAGCACAATGCGCCAGAGCTTTGAGAGTCGCTTTAGTTATTGTCCCTGACCCGGTCGGAAGCAATGCCAAGTTGATTGTGCTTCCAGTATATCCCTGAGTTTGTGCTGCTGATCCTGTCTTAGTTGCATAGACACCATCGCCTGCGGAGGGTTCCGTTATTGCATCATCCACATTCAGCCAGTTCGCAATCGCGGGGGAAAACACAGCGCTACCATCGTACCCACCGGGGCGGGATTGAAACACGCTCGAAACGACGGGATCACTTCGGCGTCCGATGACGACGGATGCTTCCCCGCCGATATCTCCACGATCAAAAGACAGTTCGTACTTTCTGTGTCCCATTTTATTAGGACCGACTGTGCATGCACTCAATCCGGTTCCGCCAAAGTCGGTAGCCGCATCATTAAACACAGTAGGAGCAAACCCAGTAAATAGCCCTTTTCCTACGAAGTTCGGATGTGTCGCAGAATAAGCGTTCCAAAAACTATCCGTCACGGCCGGAATGTCGATAGATGCCGCAATTCTGGCAGTGATCCATAAATCTACTGTGATTTCCGTATCGGTCAGGTCTATAAGTTCTCCGAACTCGGCATTTAGATTACCTTCATTGTCAAAACATAACTGCGATGTTCCGTTAATCGCTATGCGCGTTAGTTGACTAGACAATGATGTTACAGGCCTCGATGTTCCGTTGATTGTGACTCGCACATAGTCATACTGGCTTTTCGTGCTGCGTGTCGTATACGGTCCAATAACAGCGGCTTGCACGCCGCTGCGAATAGGACTCGTGAAGCTAAGTTGATTACTTGTGGCGTTTTGAAAATGACGATGTGATGATGCTGGAGGTCCAATTTCTCTGCGATGATCCACATGGTTTAACGTTGATGCTGGATTTATTGCACCGATTGTATATCTAAACGGCTTCAATTTCACATCATAGTGCCACACGCTTGCGGATGGGTGTGACGTTAAGTCTGTAGACTGCACAACGTGGCACCAGTATTCATCTGGGACAGACAATGATACCTCCTCTACATCCGCCCAGATCCATTCCCGATCGTATCCAGCGATCGTTGTATCAGTATTCAGCGGCTCTCCATTCACGAGCGCACGCCGGATAACGACGCTGTATGGATCACCGCAACTACAGCACACCTTAAACGCCATGTGATTTACCTCGATGCCATCGGCCCGCAGTCGCCCATGAACCACCAGTGACCGTCGATCCATTCAGCTTTGCCGAACGTGTTGATTTCGTATTCGTCAGATTCGCTGTGGTTCCAGACGGTGATCTTTGGCACACTTGCATTTGCTTCTGTGTATTGTCCCGATGTGACCGAATAATCAAGCCGCGTTGCTGCACATGATGTAGCACCGGTACGCGAATGCGTAGCGACACCAAGTGCTGCATCCAGTATCACAGCAATTGGCGGTTGCGTACCAGTCGGTCGTGGCCCTTTGCCGGTGTCGCTATTTCCTTGCTGCGTCCGGCGTAGATAATCTTGCCAAATTAACCGCGCCTGTTCGCCCTGTATTACTGGTATTTCGTCGGCCAATGTTTTCAGCCTTTGATATCAAGTGCGAAATCAATATTGGCAATTGTTGGTGTTACTGCTGTGCCAGTCGCTGCGTCATTGCAAGCGATCGCAATACGCACGTCGAGAACGTCACCTTTCACAATTGTCGTCGGCGTGATTGTAAACGACTTGTCAGCAAACGTCAGGCTGTTGATTGACTGTGCCGCAGTCGCGCACAAGTCCGCACTGATGCCACTGATTTTGTCGTGTTTGTAGCATTCCACGTCGACAGTGCACGAAGTGTCGGCAATGGTCGTTTTCATGCCAGCGGACAGCACCAGAGAAACCGTTTCGCCGTCGTCGTAGCATTCAGGCAGGACGAACGTAAATCGTGCGTATCGTGTTGTCGCTCCTGCTGCTTTCAGGTCACCAGCTTGCACCATTGGGTGAGCAGTGCCGAACGTCCCGCCGATCAATGCCAGATCGTCAGTCGCTGCTGTGCCCGGTAGATTGGTGTGGAATGCGTCCCAGACTCGCAACCCGGTTAACGCCACGGGGCACCGCACGGCGGCATCCTGCACAAGAATCGTGTCGCGAGTTTGTGCGCTGATTGAATCGCTAGCAACGGTCAGTGTGCCTCTGACGTTAGCGTTTCCTGATACGGTCAGTGAATCGGTTGATAAAGCCATGCGTGAACCCTCAGACTAACCCTAATTCAGAAAATGGAAGTGATCCGTAAACCTTCGTATATTTGAAAACCGGTGTGTCCGGATTTGTTTCTCTCGTCCCGTCCGCTTTTAGCAGCACTGGCTTCGCGGTGTCGACTCCTTGATCATCCGTAGCACGACGAACATCAGAACCTATTTTCACGTAGTATCCTTCATGAGTCCATCGCTTATACCACGCCTGCGCGGCAGTGGCTCCGGCTAATGGTGCCCGAAACTGGATCCGTGCTGTAACATCCCAACCGCTCACGGGAGCACCGTAGGAAAATTGACTTTTAGCAGAGAATCCCACAAGTCTGCCGGTGCCGGGCGGCCATCCGAGAAACGTGTCAGAGTTCGTAGAATGCCTGTATGCGGAAATGGCGTAAGTATTGATTGAGTTGAATCGCCGGCGGATGACACAGGTTTGATCTGCAATTTCCATTGTCAGCCCCTCGACTTTTTCCTTATTGACAGTCGTGATTGCTTTGCCGTCGAAGTCTCTGTCAATTGGTTCAGTTGATGTGACGTCAGACCATTCTACGTCGACCACTTCCGCCACAAATGCTGGGTCCGGAACGCCTTCATAAGTGACGGTAACAACCCACAGTGTCGGCCCCAGCGGTGTGGCGTTGTATCCTTTGACGTAGGCGAAAGCACCGCTCGGATGCTGTTCGCCAAATGATGGAATCCCAACTGCTGTGACGGGCACACTGATATCATCACCAATCTCACAGAGAACCTGATACGCTTCGGTAATCTGGTACTTTGCGGAGTAGGCGTTGAAGTTCTCTGACGAAAAGTTGCCGCCTGTCTTGCTCCACATTTTCGTTACGTTGATTACGCTCATGACACAGCCACCAGTTTTGAACCTTTGGCTGTGTTCTCAGCAATCTTCTGCTGCAGTTCTAAGTTTTTCGCATGCAGCTTCGCAATTTCCTGTGTGTGCTTCTGGGTTTGGTCCAGAATCTTGTTCGTCTTGTCCATCGGGTCGGAGCTGCGCCCGCTGGTTAGCAGTCGTGATTCGCTGGCCATCAGTGCGCCGGTTTCCTTCGGCTTCTCCATCGGGCCTTTGTCTTTTTCCAGTGCGGACTCTGCAGCAGCAAGTTTCTTCGCTGTGGCATCGTCGACGCCCTGATTGATTAACGCCTGAGCCTTTGCTGCTTCCTTGCCCTGTTCGGCTTCCAGTTTTTTGAGTGCCAACCGTTCCTGCTCTGCTTTGACGAGGTCAGCGATCCGTTGCTTTTCTTTGGCCGCTTCCTGTGCGTTTGTCTCTTCGGCTTTCGCTTTATCCTCTTTGGCCTGCAATGCCGATTCAGTGGCCGCGATCTGCTTTGCTGCTGCTTCTTCGACGCCCTGAGCAATCAACGCCTGCACTTTTGCAGCCTCTTTGCCCTGCTCTAATTCCAGAGCACGCAACGCCAGCCGTTCGTTTTCTGTGCGAACAATGCCATCAATTCGATCGCGTTCCCGCTGTGCGTCCTGAATTGCCTTCTCTGCCGCTTTGGCTCGTTCCTCTTCCGCACGTTTCTGAGCCTCCTCCAGTTCCTTCTGTGCTTCGGCCTTGGCGATAATCGCGTCGCGTTCTTTCAGCAGTCGCTCCGCTTCTCCACGATCTTCAATGGTCGTGTTGCGAGCGGCATCCAGCAGCAACTGTTCTTCTTTGGTTGCTGCGAGGTATTCCACTTCCTGCTTCAATTGGGCAATGTACGCCTCTGATTTATCTTTCGCTTCGTTCGCCTTGGCGAGTTCCTCGTTCTGACGAGTACGCTCGGAAGTAATCTTCTGCAGTTCGTCGCGTTCATCCCGCAGAGCGTTCAGACGGGCTTTGTCGTTTTCCAGTTGCTCCTGTGCCTGCTTCGCGTATTCCTTACGATTGCCGGTGATCTGCCATGCGTCAGCCCAATCGTCGACAGCCTTCTGCGATACAGTCACGTTTTTACTGACTGCGTCGATGTCCTTATTCAGCGTGTCCAGTAACGCTTTGTATTCGGCCCGTTTCTTGTCTGGATCGCGAATGAGTTCGATATCCTCTTTCGCGTTCTCCATCATTACGGAGCGAGTTTTCTGAAGCCGGTCTTCCAGTTCTTTGGATGCTTCTTTGGCGCGTTCCAGTTCGCGGGTGAACTTCTTCGTTTCGAAAATCACATCGCCGATTGCTTTACCGATGGCGGAACCGATCGTGGCGGCGAGTGCAACCAGCCCGAGCTTAAAGGCGAGTGCCCCGGCTTTGCCAGCTTTCGACACCTCGCCGAAAGAACTGATCTTTTCAGTTGCTCCAGCCAGTTGGGAAGCGAAGTTGCCGAGTTCTGTGTTGCCGGTTAACTGTGCCAGAGTTCCAACCAGCTCGGTTGTTTTCTTCGCGTTGCCTCCGACATCCTTCATGGCTGCGCCGGTGTTGTTCATCTTGCCGCTGATTTTGTCTTGAGCGGCTGCGAACTGTTCCGCAGACAACGCACCGTCACGGTGCAACTGGTTAAGTTCTTCCAGTTGTTTTGCGTACCTGTCGGCAGGTTCTTCGAGACCGGACAAAATTTGATTCACTCGCTTGAGTGACTTGTCCATGTTCTCCGCAGTCGTGGCGAACTTCTGCGACGCCTGGTCGTCAGCTTTGATAAGTATTTCGACTGCTTCGCTCATTCGCTACTTTTCTCTCTTCGCTTTCGAAGAACTGAACAGCGTCGATAAAACTTGCTGACTGATCCAACACGCCACCGTTAATAGGCGGCATTCCTTTCCCGAACAGGTCAATCAGGTCAATTGACGTCACAATCGACCGACAGAATGAGTTCGGGCATCCTTCAACTGTAAACACTCCGTCTTGACAGTCTTCACACCCGCCACCGTTGCATGACGGGCATTCGATTTCCAGCAGGTTTGGTTTCTCGCTGATGTCTCGACACTGACCACGGGTGCAACTTCTACAGATCATTCCGCCCCGAATCAGTGCCGCTACTCTGTACTTTTTTTTTCGTCCTGTGTGATATGCTGGTTGTACATCGCCTTTCGAAGTACTTCCCGCGCCTCGCTATACGTCAACACGTCCCGCAATGCGTCCGGAGTGAACTCCATCCCGTTCATGTGCTTCCAACCGACAACAACGGTGGACAACACTTTGCAGGTTTCGTCGAATAGATCGGCGATTGAAACGTCATCATCCTTTGTCCACAGTTCAAGAACCGTCCCGATAGATTGCTGGCCCCGCATGGACTGCGACCGCGCAAAGAACGTCGGCCTGCTGTCTGCGGGCTTGTCTTTATCAGAGTCCAAAACGATCGGGTACTGTTGACCGGGTTCCAAAGCGAGTGGCATAAACTCTTTCAGTCAAAAGTAATTGTGAGTTCTGTGTCTGCACTGCTGCCAGCTGTCGCCAGCCAGGTAAGATTGTCAACCATCATGTCCGAGCGGTTGCCCTGCTGCTTGTTTTCCAGTTGGGCTTTCGGTGCTGCGATCGTGATGGATGTTCCGGTAGTTCCGACTCGCATTGAGAAGGCCTGAGCGGACGACGTCAACCACAGTGCATCACGGTCCTGAGTCGCTACCAGTTCAGACTCAGGGTCTGCAGTGATCACTGGTGCGCGGTTCGTGACCAACGCTGACACGTATCCAGAACGGTCGGTGGCGTTGACACATTCCCGCATGATGACGCTGTTGCCTGCGTCTACTTCGACGTTCGACGTACACAGGTTGACGCTGTTCCAAGTCAGAGCACCGGCAGCGAATCGCAGCGGCGACACCGTCGGATATGTCGGAGCAATGAGGGCTGTGTCTGTTTCGTTGCTTGAGTATTTTCCGGTAAAGGTGAACTCGATGTAGGCAACCTTGCCTGTCGGACAAACGATCTTCCACGTGCCCATTGCACCAGACAACAGCGTGCGTTTTCCGTCTTTGTAGTGGCCAATGGTGAGCGTTTTGACGTTTGCACCGGGTCCAGCTGACACAGGCGAGAACACCCCAGCCGTATCGACCCACCCACACGCTGGCAGCAAGACACTGGCCCAATTGGGAATATCCGTTCCGTTGTACGTAAGATCGTGAATTATGGTGCATGTGCCTGTCATGCCTTCGGCAATGCTGGTCAGGTAGTTAAACCCGCCCTGACCTTCACGCCGCGTCATGGCAACGTTTGGCTGAATCATGAAGTCGCGTGCGTTGTACACGCCTTCAGCACCGGTCAGCGATTCGGCTGTTCCAATTGTCGTTTCCGTCTTGGCAGCGAATACCGCGCGACGTCTGAGCAATGGCATGAGTTCTTTCCCTTATGTTTTGACGAGACCACTCGCGCGGAGTACGTTCAGGTTAATTCGACGATCAATCTGCTTGCGGAGTTCATCTTCGATAATTTTGGTGCGTGGAATCGTCAACTTGTTTTTGACGTATACACCCCATGTGGAGACGCCCTTTTTCTGTACGATCGGCAGCTGTGATTTACCCAGCCGCTGAAATACATTTCCCTTCCAAGATGTCTTAACGGCACCGGGCTTCGGCCCCATAAACGCGCCTTGAATGAACCCTCTGCCGCCCACTTTTGAAATCTTGTAGGTCACGCCCTTTTTTGTTTGCTTCGCTCCGAAGTGCCTCAACCCTAACCGAGGCGTTTTATTGAGCCTCACCACAGCCGATAGATTCGCTTCAGTGGCAGACAATCTGATACTCAGGTGTTTTTCTGAATCTGCTTTTTTGATTACGACTCGATCACGAATTTCCCGGCCCATTTCCAGCCGTGTCTTTTTCGACACCTGATTGATTGCCGCAGCCAGTTCTTTTTTGAACTTCTTTCCTGCTGCGATGCTGGCCGTAATCAGCCTTTCAATCTGCTGCTGATCAATCTGCACCAGCATCATGTCCGCACCTGATACGGATCGTTTTCATCCACTCGAAACGTGATCGTAAAACGCACCATCACACCTGCCATTCCGCCAGTCTCTTCGGTGTACTCTTCCACTGGTCCGTGAGTCGTGTTAATCGCTAACCCGCCCCATTGATGCCACAGCACCGCATCCGTTGCGGCTTTAATGATGTCCGCGCCCATGCGGTTACGAAATGTGTCAATCGCGATCGTGCTTGTATCTGACGGCTTTACAATTCCTGCCACAATCGCTTCTAGGTCATAGGCTGTTGCCGGTGGATTACCGGGGCAGCTCATTTCTGGATTTGGAGTTAACGATCCCTGATGCACATGCACCACTAAATCTTTTGGTTGCCACGTGGCAACCTGAGTTGATCGATACGCATTGTCGAACGCCGCAGCCATTCTGGTGCGCACGTTCGCCATAATTTGTTCGACCACCGGTTCAGACATTAGATCACCGCCAACTGACAGACCCCAGAGTCTTGCGACACAAGAGTCATAAAGGAAAAACGTTTTGGTAGCGTTTGCCCGACCTTCAACACGAACTCAATTTCATCCTTGCCGATATTGATTTCCTGAGACGCGATACCGGAGCGGCAGGAGTTGTAAACTCGTAGCGTCGCTGTCGGTAAAACAGCATTTCCGGAAGCGTCAAAAATGGCGGGCGGGTTCCGTTCGATAATGGCGAGAATCGGACGTCTCCCGCCGCCATTTGGAAAATACACAACCGACTCCCCGAACTGCGAAAGCAGCATCGGGAACCCTGCAGCAGCAAAGTGTGAGTCGAATGTAGTCGGCACGAATCAACCTCAGGTTGTGATATTGCTGAGCAGGTGCCCGGCCTCTGGGTAGAGAACGATTTCGTCCACGTCGTGACGTACTCGGATGACGTTGCCGCGCACCACCTCATCACGATAGCTCTCTACTGTGCCACCGATAGACGATCCATCCTCTGACCAATGGAACGTGCGGCCAATACAAGGCTCTCGCATATCGGCACCAGTTGCAATTTTGCACACCATTGCGTATTCACCGGACCAAATCTGGCCGATAGATGCGGCCTGACCTTCTTTCGCGCTGTTTTTGCTGGTTCCAGCAACGATGATGTAATCCAGGTCAAATACCTGTGCCAGCATCTGCACAGTCACATCCGACGCCTTCGTTGCGGATCCAGCTCCCGCACTTTCAATACGATCAATCACCTGTGCGCTGTTTCGCAGATTACGAAACACCTTGCGATTGATCACAAGAGCGTTTGCCCACAGGCCCGAGTTGTCGTAAATCTTCTGCACAGCCGCCTCGACATCAGTGAGTGGCACGCAATTTGTAGCGTCATCCCACTCATGCGTGATGGCGGTTGTTAAACTGGATCCCGTCCATGTAGACGTGTTGAACACAGCATCAGCAACACGCTGTTCTGCGTTTCGCAGCACAGCTGAAAACGCTCGCATCGTGCTGATCTGCTCCGCGTCAAAATAGTCGCGGTACATCTTCGCCTCCCGATCGTCTACGGGTTCTTCAGCACCGTGCTCTTCAGTGGCGTAAGTCGCTGGTGCAAACGTGAAGTTCCCTCTCGCATATCCGCTGCCGGGCGCTCGCTTCGTATCACGAGCCTGCAGTAATTGCTCGATCGGGATCTTGCCGAAGTTTCCAGCCTGACTCATTACATCGATCACCGGGAATACCTGTGTGGCGATGTATCCAGCCTTTTCAGACTCAAGATCGAATTCCAGAAACGTGGCCAAATCTGGCCGCTGTGTAGCCAGACTACTCGATGGACTAGGCATTGCATTATCTTTCTTCCCGATGCAACGCGATTATGAAACACACAGAAAAAAGTCCCCCGGGTTTGGTGGCCACCTCCCCCGGGAAACGCATCGGGCTTCGTTATGATCCAGCGGTATCGCCGCACAAAGGCAGAATTTCGACAATGTCACCGTCAGCGGCGGCAGCTTCGAGCAGAATTCCCCGCAGAAATGCTCCCGTAGCCTGGACGTCATTTACCTTGCCGGATGCAGCGGTGTACATCTTCGCTCCCACAGTAGCTGAACTCGCAGCGATTGCTTTGTGCGTGCCAGATTTATTGATCCACGCAACGCCCACCTTATCACCGCTGACTCCTGCTTTAATCGTCACGCCGACATCTTGGTCGGTCGCACCGGCCAGTGCTCCAGCTGATGTAACGCGGCCAAACATAGGCACCGTAGCCGACAGCGTTACTGTCCCATAATTTGAATCGTTAAACTGACTCATCGTATTTCCTCACAAATGTGATTGATTAAAAACAGATTCACGCAGCTAGTCAGCGAGCGTTTGCCTCTGCCAGAAACGCCTCGCGAAGTCCAGGATTGTTGCGGTTAGCGAGTGCGACCGCTTTCATTTTGTTATTGCCGGTCTTTGCCATTGCTGCATCCACCGCCTGATCCCATCGAACGCGGGCAGATGGTCCGCTGGTGCGAGCCTTAGCGACTGGTCGAACGCCTGCTCGGGCTTTGGCCTCTGGTTTCTTTTCCTCGTCTTCCATGGCTGCGGGTACGAGTTCTTCTTCGTCCTCACCTTCAGTGTCGGTCTCGGACTCCATCGCCTTGGCTTTGGCCATTTCCTCTTCCATTGCGACGCACTTGGCCCGCAATTGCTCGTTCTCTGCCATCATTTCTTCGATGGCCGCAGACGCGACTGATGCCATAGGCAGAGATCGCTCAAGACACCTAACGACAAATTCTGCTTTCGCTTTCGGAAACGCCGCTTTGATCTCCTGGAGAGTGGCGGCAACTGGCGTTGACTCTGGCATAGTTTTGCCTTTCTTTGAGTCGTTGTCACCGCCTGAGCCCGCCCCGAACAGGGCTGCAACAACTCCGTGCGGCATGTTCTTAACTTTCGCAAACGCTCGCCCGATCACCGGCTGTCCGGTGATTCGCTTTGCGAGTCCCATTTCTACAGCTTGCTGAGCGTTCAAATATGTTTCGTTTTTCAAAATGCCTTTAATCTCATCTTCACTCTTTCCAGATCGCTGAGCGTAGGCAGAGACCATTGATGTTTTCAGTTTGCCGAGCAATTCAGATTGACGGGCTAACTGCTCATCATCACCTTCCACCTGTGTATATGGGTTGTGCAGCATCATGTACCCATTCGGGCTGATCTCCACGTCCTCAAATGCACACGGAATGAAACTAGCGATGGAAAACGCGGATGATTCGATTGAAAGAGACTTTGGTCCCTGATACTTCGCGAACTCATCATGAATCGCGAACCCCTCGAACACACTTCCGCCTTCACTGTGAATTACCACATGAATCGGATCCGTGCCGTTTTGCGGAAGCTGTTCACGCACCATGGCGGCGGAAATCTCATCTTTGCCTGTGCCGATCACACCGTCGATTTTGATCGTTTTTTTCATGCAGTCACCTTCGGTTTTCGCTTCCGTTTGGCCGATGGTTTGCTTTGCGTTTCTGGCACATCATTGACCACTTCCGGGGTGTTCACAGTTCCGTCCATCGCGTCAGCAATCAGAACATCCACGGACTGTTGCGTTAGTCCGATACCACCCAGATACACCCGCGCCGCTTGCTCGCTCGATTCGCCTCGGGACAACTCCTGCAGCACCTTTGCGATTGCTTTGCGATTACGGTTCCATTGCTGCGTCGACAACCCCGCAAATTCACCAGTAGGCTGAGTAGTCCCAGCCTCACCCGACTGTTCCGCTGTCTTTTCCTGCACTGCGATCGCTGCCGGATCCTGCATTGCCATCGTCATACCGGCAGGCATCGGCAACGCGATCAGGTCGCGCCATGTGATTTGTGGGCCATTTGGAAACTCTGCGTTAATCTTTTCTGCCTGTGCCTGTGCTCGCTGAATCGCATAGGCGTTGTCTTCAATTGATTCTTCTGCGATTTCTTCCCAGTCCTTGCCCCGTGCCGCGTGCAATCGTCGTGGCGACGTCAGAGCGTTTTTCAGTTGTTCTGCGTCGCCCTGAGCATCTGCGACTGGCTCAATATATGACCATGTGGGCAGGTTCCAGTTGTGGCGAAAAATCACATCGCCGAGCTTGCTGTACGCTTTCTTAAAGTCGTTTTTTGACTGCTGCAGTTCCCACCACAGCCGCCACCTGTACGCACCCTTATTAAGTCGACGCACGAGGTTCATCTGATCCGCAACGAATCCCTTTCGAGCCTCGTCAACAGCCCCGCGCCATCCACTGAAGTTCGTCTCGCTGCCATCCATCAAAACGAGGCAGAGCGGCAGGCCAAAATTCACGCCGATGATTTGCAGGATCAGTTTTACCTGCTGAAAATATTCTGAGTTTGGAACGTTCGGGCTGAAGCCTTGCAACTCTTCGCCTGGCTGACCAATCACTTCCATGCCCGGAGCGACGCCTTCAAGCTGTCGCGTTCCGGCTGGTGTGGTTTCCGTCTTTGCGTCTCCGTACCCGTCAGCCGATGGCAAACGATTCCCGCCTGCAGCCATCTTGCGAAACACTGCGAAGCAACTCACTACCTGTTGCTGAACGAGCTTCGCAAAGTTGATATCTTCGAGCATGCCGGACAAAGAAAACACAGGAGCCAACTGAGTAACGCCACGAGTGACCTGCACCCGCTTTGGGTCGTAGACGTGGAACACCTGACGAATACCGTCAGAGTTGCGCACGTCAATCGGCGTGACGTCACCGAACTGGCCGAATTCACTCAGTTCCTCGGCCACGTGATATTGCACACGTCGACCAACACTATCCGTGGTCACTCCGAGAAAGGTGTCCTCCACCTTTGACTTCGTGCGGATCAGGTGTGATTCCAGAAGCTGGAACGAACCATCCTCAGTTCCAGTGACGACAATGTCACCGTCAACCGATTCGCTGCGGCAGCACTGGCGTTCGATCTCTTTCCACGTGAACTCTCCCGTAATATCGCAACGGTCGGGATCACTCGAAAAATCTTCCCACCATTGCCACAGTGCATTATCAAGCCCCTTGTCGCCAGTCTTTGGGTCAAGAGTGAACCCGCTTTGCACGATGTTATCAACGCGACGATCAGCAAGAATGCCGACCAGACCGTCATTACGGTCCATATCCCGAGCCTGCTCGATCAGTTCGTAGTACTTCGATTCACTGCGAAAATGATAGTCCGGGCCGGACCCCATCGCCGCAACGCCTGTGCGGCGTCGAACGAAACGACTGTAACGGGTAGCGTCGTAGTCAGCACGGATATCGGAGAACGCTGATTGAATGTTGTGCGGCTTAGCGGTCATCGGAAGTTTTCTCCCGCACCGAGAAACCGCACACCACCCACGGCACCACCGGTGGTGGTATTCGCCGCTACGAAGTCCTGCGCTCGCTTGAGCATCGACTCGACGAAGTTCTTACCGATTGACAAAGAACTGGATTGATTGCTCGCGGATTCGGCGCGAAGAATTAGCCAACGTTTCGCAGCGGTGATAAACGACTTCGCGCGTGCAACGCTGGCGACTTCTTCAAAGTCTGCGTTGGTGAGCAGATCTGATTCGATGTCCGCGATTAGCATGCACGGACATTATCATGAAATGTGATTCGTGAAAGATGTATCGGATAATCAGATTTTCTGATCCGAATTTGCTTTTTGTGCGTTGTACTTTCAAACTGACCTAAACAATGCCCATTCATCGCCTCTGTTTTTTAAGGTGCAAACATGACAAAGACGCAATCCGGTGTGGTTCTGATCGCAGGTCCTGTGGTTGCCCTTATCGGTGGAAGTATTTCCGGATCGGCCAATAACGCGACATCGACTCCCGACACCGACTGGTTTTATTCGCTCATCAATGGCGGCGGAATCGTGCTTATCCTGATCGGCTTGGCGATGTTTTTCGCGGGCGCAATGTTTTTTGCTCGCAAGTAATCATACAGCAACTTCGTTTTCGATGATCCATCGCACCGCCTGAGCCCGGTTATCAACCGGCTTCCCGTCTGCCGTTCGTGCGCCGCTGTCCTGCAGAATTCGCAGTTTATCGCGAAGTATGCGGGCTTGCACTCGGTTCATGCGCACGTCAACGTTGCGGGGGATGTAGCCCTCTGACGCTGGCGGATTCTCCGTTATTACCGTGACAGGCTGCAATTGCTGCTGTCGTGGTTGCTCGCTATCAATTCGTGGGAGTGGTTTCGCCATTGATTTACCTTTCCGTCGCTAAAAATGCCTGACCGTGAGGATTCACGATTCGTGGTTTCGGCTCAGGCTTTGGTTGTGGTTTAATCGGTTCCGGTTCAGGAATCACGAGACGCAGCCCCGTGCAACCAGCTGCCGCACATGCCAGTGCGTAAGCATCCAGCCAGTGGTTATTGGTTTTGTCGTGGACAATCCAGACTCGCTTATTAATCTTGCCATCGACTGGTATGAGTTGCTCAGACTCGCTGACCATGTGGCGTGCGAACTGCAGATGAAATTTGTGATCACCGTGAGGAGGATCGAACAGAGCGATAGATCCCGGAAGGCGAGTGTCATCAAGGAACGCATTCACGAGGAATCTATCCTGCCCCCATTTTTTCCAGTATTCCGTGTTCACGTTGTATAGCCACATTTCGTTGCGTTTGCTGTCGGTCGTTTTGTGGGCATGGGCTTGCAGAAATGGTTCATAGTCGGGCGTCTGTTTCTTCTGCCGGTATCGGTCCATTGACCAACCTTTCGACGGAAAGAACGGCGCGCCCAGCTGGCGGCACGCTTCATAAATTGAATCCGTGAAGTCCCCCGAGTCCACGAGCACCAGCAACGGCTGAGCATCCGCAAAGACCTCCGAGTCAGCGAACTGCTTCAGGCTTTCCAGAATGCCGATTTCAATTGCCTGCTCTGACGAGTATTTTGTCAGCCCGTGCGTTTCAACGATCCCGTAATCAGTGATCCACATTACCATCTGACGAGTGCAGGATATTTTCACCCAGTGGCTTTTGTATTTGCCAATGTCCACGCCGACGAATGAAAACACGCGATTATCAGGGACTTCGCTTTGCTGAAGTCGCGACAATTGGCCAGCAACTCGACCGGGTGTGAGCGATGACCGTTCAGCCTGTTCTTCTGAATCCGGATCGTTTTGGTATTCGGCCTTGAACGCGGAGAGATTCGTATCCGCAATTTTGTTGTATGCTTCCTGAATCGCGGAATAGACAGCCTGCCTTCCATCCGGCAGTGTGATCTCTTTGAAGTTGTCGGCCAGCATTACAACGCCCGCATCCATCGCCTCACGGTTAGCCAGGTAGAACTCTACCGCCGCCATTCCGTGCCGATCGCCGGCCTGTTGACACTTGCGCCGCAGTGCGATGTATTCATCCCACAGGTCACCGTTTTTCGGCCACGATTGAATCCATCCGTATCGCTCGCCTTCCCATGCTGGTTTTTGCTGCGGATCGGTGAACTGAGCGGAAACACAATACGTGTTTTGCAACGTCGTGACCATTACCATTGCGAGTGGCTTGTCTTGTCCCTCTAAACCCTCGATGTCTTTTTCGATGATCTCAATGCGGTCCTCAATCTGCTGGTAAGACTTCGCGGATTCGCGTGTCTCCGGATCGTCGATAATCAAACAATCGGGCCGGTCGTCGTCGATGTTCATTCCACGGAATGCGGCATCAAGTCCAGCAAACGCCATTTTAACCCCGCCAAAGGGGGACCATTCGCGATCGAGAGACTTGAGAAAGTCATTGGCGTTACCGGGAACTCGTGGAAGTCTGAGGAAATCAGTTGTACTCCAATTGATGTTGGTGAGATGCCCGTCCACATGCTGACGAGCGGCTCGCTGTGGAGCGCCCTCGAGATGTCGCACGGGTGCACAGATTTCCGGAAAGTCCTGATATAGCAAATCGTTGTTTGCCCACTCGTTTCTATAGTCTCGGTAAATTCGACCTGCCAGATTTGTTGTGGCACAAATTGGAACGATAAAACGAACCAATTCACAAGCCGTCGCATATATTAGCATTCCCCAGTGCGTTGATCCTGCTCGACGCCTGCGATGTCTTGCAGATCCGGAGTTGTTTCTGAAAACCTACATGCCGAAAAAGTTTCGGCAGTCCTTCGGCAAAGTGCACAGCCGAATCATTCAGACTATTCATGATCGAGCCAC